TCATTGGCTTAGCCTGCGCCATCTACGGAGCCTATAGGCTGTTCAAATCCAAATGAAAAACACGAAAACAACTCTCGCTGGTGTTGGTGCTATTCTGGTCGCTGTTGGTGGGGCTCTCAAGGCCCTGTTCGACGGTGACCCGACAACCAACCTCGACCTGACTACCACTATCGCCGCGGTCACCGCTGGTATCGGCCTGATCTGGGCCAAGGATGCCAAGGAAGCCGAAGTAACTAAGTCGTGAATTGGGTCTACCAGATCCTCAAGGCTCTGCTCGACTGGTTCCGCGAAACACCACCTACCGATGTTCAACACGGCCAAGCACCTCAACCCCTCAAGGATAATCTGGCTGCTCGTGTTGCCGATCTGCCTGGGTTGCCAGATGACCAGGGTGATCCTGGTGCCAAGCGGTGATCCTGTGATGCTGGCCAAGCCGGTGAAGGCCAGCGTCTATGCTTTCGATGCCGACAAGAAGCTGGTCGGGCCATCCCGGGTAACCCTCCCGGCCGGCTGGTACGTCCTACCCAAGAAATAAAACTATGGCCCAGCAAACGATCAACATCGGCACCATCGCCAACGACAACACCGGGGACACCCTCCGCGGCGCCGGCGAGAAGATAAACGACAACTTTACCGAGCTGTATGCCGCCCTGCCGTTGGTCACACCGACGACCTGGGTGCCGACCCTCATCGACTCCGGCGGTGGCCGCACCTTTGCCATCACCACCAACACCGCCCGACACACCACCATCGGATGTGTTACTACCTTCACCGCGGACGTCACCGTCAACTCGGTGAGCGGATCCGCCACAGGCAACCTCCGGCTGTCGCTGCCAGACGCCGTGACCTACGAGGCCGCCGCAGCGGTGTGGCTGACCAACGGAACCAACCAGGCCAAGACCGCCATCATCGCTCGCCTAATCGCCGGCACCAGCTACCTCGAGCTGTCGCACTTTGAGACCGGAGCCGCCGATAGCCTAGCCGCCCATCTCCAGGCCACCAGCCGCCTAATAGTCTCTGGCACTTACTTTACAACCTGATGACCACCATCGGCTCGAGTCTCCAGCAGGGCATGGCGGTGCTCCAGCAAATGCTGGGGGCGCCGATGTTCATCTGGCAGGGGACGTCGATCCGGTGCATCCCGGCAGCGGTCAACGACGCCAACGTGCCCATCTCCGGTGGGTTCCAAGACAACGTGACATCGAGGATCCTGGTCATGTTCTCCGACTGGAAGACCTGCGACAGCACCCTGGTCTCAATGGATTCGACACTCTACACGCTCGACCAGGGGACGACCTTCTCTAGGCTACTCAAGGAGGACGGCCTGTTCGTTCTCCAGGAGAACAGCGACCGCATCGCCTTAACCTTCTGCAAGCCTCGGCCGGTGGTCGGTAGGACTCTGGTCTATCAAGGCCGCACCCTCCGCATCCTGTCCTGCCGCGTGGATGCCTCCGGCGCCTACTACAACCTCGAGCTGGGGGCAAAGACCAAGTGAAATTCGGAGTTAACATGACGGTCGACAGCGGCAAGTTCGACCTTGCCATGAAGCAGTATCTGCTGACGACATCGCGCGATTTGCACAAGGCGATCAACAGCCGGTTCTTCTACCTGATGGTCCGGCTGTTTGTCCTGGTGCCGCCCAAGAGCCCGGGCCAGGAGCGCCGGAGGATCGCTGACTACCTTGGGACGCCGGTTGGTGACATCAACCGCAAGTCTAAGAAGACCGGCAAGCGGGTTGGAACCTCAAGAATTCTCAGGAGAGTCCACCTTATCGTTCAAGCAAAAGCCGCTAAAAACCCAACAGCAAACCTAAACGGAGGCCATGGTCTTTACGGAAAAAGAATGAAGGCGGCAGCCTCGGCGCTGATGAAGAGATCCATCGCATCGGTTGGATACCTCAGGTCCGCAGTGGTAAAATCCATCAGAATCTACAACCGAGGATTCACCCAATTTCAAAGTCCTAAATGGAAACCGCTTTCTAAACCTGCCAGCTACAGAGCGCCCAAGAAAACAAACAGCGCTTTAGTTGCAATGGCCAATGAATATGGTCTTCCTCAAGAGAATGTAAGCATCCACAAAGGCACCGTTGCACATGGATTCCAGGCGGTTCCTGGATTCAATCCCACCGCTTTCGTTTCGATGCGTACAGGTGTGGCAGACAACCAGTACAACCGAGTGGCGCAAATCTACAACGAGGCAATGCAGAAGGCCATGGACGACGAGACGACCGAGATGGTCAACCACATGACCGAGGCCCTCCTGGCCAACGGCAAGGTTCTCGAAGACAACGGAATCTCAATCAAATGAACGCCGTAGCCCTAAGAGCAGAGCTTGCAGTCGCTGACTATCTGGCGGCCGCCAACTGGTCGGCCTCCGGCGCCGGCACGCCCACCTGCCTCACGTCCTACAGCCGCGGCCTCTACGACGACCCAGACGACCAGGACGTCATGCCCAACTTCCCGCGCCTGGTTGTCTCGACCAATTCAGCCAGGCCAATGCAGCGCACCGATCTGACCTGTGAGATCGAGATCGCCGTCGAGCTACAGCTATCTGCCGACGACACCGACGAGGCTGCTGTGCTGACCACCGTCCAGGTGCTCGACAACCGGATCCTGCCGCTCTTCGACGACACCGGGGCCTCTGCTCTCAACGCGCCATCAAACGACCCCAGCGGCCCTTTTACGGCGCAATTCGCCGCACCTCTGGACTTTGGTGCATCCTCAATCTCTAATCGGTCCAGGACGTTCACCAGGACTTTCACCCTCTACTGTTCGGCAACCACCTAACCACCCACACACATGGCTAATTCACAAGGACTCGCATACCAATTTGGTTCACCGGCTTCGGTGACGATGTTCGACACAGACAACGCAACCGCAGTTTTCACCGCCCTGGCTTCGATTGAGAGTTACGACCTGACTCACGAATCCGACACCGAGGAGGTTCGCAACAGCGGTGGAGAAGTGGTGGGTCACATCGGCTACAACGAACGAGTGACCCTGAACCTGAACATGATTCCCTCGGGCGCCAATGCAGCCGCCGCCCTGGCCTTCTGTTCACTGGCTCCGGTCAATGGAACGGTTTCAATCACCGGCGCTCCAGTGATTAAGATGATGGGTGTAGCCGACGTCATAAACAGCGGCCGGTTCATCTATGCCGGAGGTGGTTCGGTCAAAATGACCCAGAGCGGCAAGGCTATGGTCTCGATCACCGTGAAGAGATTTAAGAACCTCACCACCGCTGCCGCTGTCGCCCTGAACGTGTGAGCAGCCTGGCCGACATCCTAAGCGCAACAGCCAAGGCCTGTCCGATGGTGATCGGGCTCCGCATGGTGCCCTTTACTGTCGGCCACGCAATCCTGCTGCATCGGCTGGGATCCCCCTTCGTCACCGGAGGCCGGGCCACCGCTAACGACCTGGTCGAGGCTGTCGTCGTGTGCAGCCAATCTGCCGAGGAGTCGGTCAAGACCATGGCCTCAGTCTTCCGGTGGGTGCCGCTCCGGCTGATGCGCAAGAAGGTCAGCAAGTCCGACATAGTGAAGGAGTGCCACACCCTCCAGGAGTGGATCGGCGACAAATCCGACTGTCCCGAGGTTCTGAGGCAGCCCGGTGCAGGATCCAGGGAGGCGGCCATGCCCTGGCCCGAAAGGCTGCTGGTTGGCCTGGTCGACATTGGATTCACCGAGCAGACGGTTCTAAATATGCCGGTGAGCGATGCCGAAAGATTCTTCCTGACCAATGCAGAAATGCACGGTCAGGTCGAGCTGTGGAACGATAAGAACGATGCCCTCTGGCGCCTGGGTCAAGAACGGGAGACAGTAAGGAACTAACAAATGGCCATTTTCTCACTCATCGCAAAGCTCGGCCTGGACGGTTCGGCCTACGAAAGCGGCTTGAAAAAGGCTTCGAGCACGACCGACAAGTTCCGGCAATCGGTAGGATCTCAGCTCGGTGCGGCGCTATCTGTTGCTGCCATCGGCGCCTTTGTCTCCAAGGTGATTCAGACAGTCGACGCCATCGGCGACCTGTCCGAGCAACTCAACATCAGCACCGACGACGTCCAGCGCCTCCAGGTGCTGGCAGGCCAAACGGGTGTTTCCTTCGAGGCTATGGCTAAGTCTATCACAGCGGTCAGCCAGGAGCGCCTCAAGGCTATTGAGGAGGGAGGCAAAGCCCGGGAATACTTCAAGACACTAGGATTTTCAGTCGCTGAACTTAACGATGCGAGCATCTCTAACATTGACCTGATATCGAGAATGGGTCAGGCGCACAAGGATGCAGG